CTCCCGAAATCATACGGAGAGTTGACAAACCGAGCAAGTCAAACTTGATGAAGCCGAGCGGCTCCAAGTGCCTGACGTTTTGCCCTTCACTCCAGGGAGTCTGGATGACACCACCAGAGTTGATGAGCGGCATATGACGATCAAGGTTCTCCGCTACAACAACCCCGCCAGCGTGCCGAGAGATACTCCGCATATTGCCAAAGAGGTTATCAACATGAGTTTCAATGTGGGGATGGTTTCGGAAGAAAGCCTGAAGTGTTTCGCTGTATTCTTTTACCTCGTCAAACGTTGGAGTATAGACTCCCGCAGTCTGACCTTTGGCTGCCTTAGCTTTTGGCGTTGCCTCCTTCATCATAACCCCAGTCACCTTGTTGACCTCAGCAAACGGGATGCCATAGAACTTACCGATATCTTTAATAAGCGAACGGAGTTGTAGTGTATTAAAGTTGCTAATGGGCACAACCGTAGTTGGTCCCCACTCCTCTGCCAGTTGCTCCTTGAGTGCCATTGGCTCTTCAACATCAAAGTCAATGTCAGGGTAGCCGCTGCCTCCCTTGGTTAGAAACCTCTCGAACTGAAGTCCATACTTGATGGGATCAACCTGTGTAATATCCAGAACATAAGATAACAATGACCCAGCGGCAGATCCTCTGCCAAGCCCAACTAGCATATCCTCCTGAGCTTTATCACTGATGGCTTTCATCGTCAAGAAGTATTGGGCAAACCCACGCTCGTTGATAATATTAAGTTCATACTTCAGGCGGTCCACATACTCAGGGTCTGTGATATTCTTTTTCTTCATCCCCGCCAAAGCGTCAGCAGTCAGAGCTTGGATAGCAGTCTTACCTTCAGGCACAACAAACTCTGGTAGGCGAACTGTACTGTCAGGCAAGAAGTCTTCCACTCGATCGTAAGCGATATGATGAGTGCGCTCAATGCTAGCTAAAACAAAATCATCATCATACTGTATCTTGGTCCGGCTTGAGTACTTTTTGTAAGCTTCCCACATCTGATCCCCATTGCGAGGATACAACTCGTAACCGACTTCTTCCACTGAATCTGGAAGCCTGTGTGCATCCTGATCTTCATATGGAGCTTTGCCCGCCCAGCCAATGCGGCGATACATCTCACGGTCCTTCCACAACTCTGGTCGTGGGTAATGACTATCGGAGGTGCTAATAACCTCTGCCCCCATCTCAGTACATGCTTGAATGATCAGGGCGTTGACAATGTGTTGCTCTGGGATATCATTCCACTGAATCTCGCCGTAGAACCTATCTCCGAAGATATCTTGGAACTCACCGATGGTATTACGCATCGCAGCCAAAACTAGGTCTGGGTCATAGTCGCCTGTCTCGGGGTCTCTGTGTTTCCAGAAGTCCCCGAACAAAGGACCAGACATACAAGCACTACTAACGATCAAGCCCTCGTTGTGTTTCCTCAGCATTTCAAAGTCCATCCGAGGATAACGATAAAAGTTCTCGGGCTGATAACTATCAGACACTAGCTTGAAAAGATTATTTAATCCTGTCTGGTTCTGGGCGATCATCACAAGGTGACGGCGAATATTGAGAGGGTTGAACCGCTTGCCTCGGTTCTCATCCTCGATAACCATACCAAACTCTTCCTTCTTCTGCCGCTTGAGTTTAGCTCTGTGCTCCTCATACATTTTTCGCCACTTGCGATGAGACTTAATAAAGTAAGCCTCGCACCCGTACAATGCCTTGAACTCTTTGCCATCGGCTCGCATCTTCTTTAGGTGCTCTACCTGAAATGACAGACCGTTCATATGTCCGTGATCTGTTAGGGCGTGAGCATTCATCCCGTTCTCGTAAGCAAAATCCATATGCTCACCCGGCATCCCCAGACCATCGAAGGGCGAGAGACCTGAGTGAGCGTGGAGACCAACAAAGGGAATCTTCGACTCTATTCTATTTGTCATTCTAAACCTTTACTAAGAAATCAGCGAATGGCTTTACATTTTCGTCAAGCGAATCAAAATCATCTTGGTGCATTTTAAAGTTTGGACGCTGCCAGTTCTCCGGGTGGATAACTACATCAACGGTGTACATGTTTCTTTCTTTGTCCACCGTCTTTGTTCCCTTGTGAATGCCCCTTGTGTTAGCCACAATAACATCACCAAGGTTTGCAGTCAAGTGTTTAATTCTATCTTTTCCATAAACTCTTTCGATGTGCTCATCGGAAAATCTCTTGCTTAGCTTCCAACCCTTAAACTTCTCCTTGTGACTGCCGATGACATATGTAAACGGACCACCGTTTAAATCAACGTCATTCAAATAAAAAAAGAACTTCAAGAAGTGTGGGCTGTTGTTATCATAGTGATAAAATAAATTACCATGATTATTAAAAGCGTGAGACTCTGACTCGTTAAGTCGGCTCTTTCTTAGATTGAAAGTTCCAATGGCTGGTTGCACTTCAAAGTACTCAGTAGAAAAGTCTCTTACCAGATCAGAGAAAGCGATCTGAACTGCCGAGGGGCAACGCATCATTGGCTGCTCTACTGTAGCGTAGTAATCATCATTAACATTTAGATTATCTCCGCCCTGCTCAATGCAGCCCTCCATCTCATCTTTCAACTTTAATAAAAGGTCTTTATCAAACACGTTTTTTAGAATTGTATATCCAGTTTGCCTGACTTGGTTAACTCCCTGTGTATAGTTTTGTGGGATGGGAATATCGTATCCAACTTTCCTGATGGCGAATGCACGATAAAAAGCCTCAACTTCTTGTGCTCCACCTTTGTTGCATTCCTCCGGGTCTAATACTAGATGCCCTGGTATTGTTACACTTTGCTGACTCATGTTTTTTCCTTTACTCGCACAATGGTAATAATTGTAAATCGTAGTTATATTTTCTAGGTGGCTCATCCAAACGATCTGGGAGCACTACCTCTGGCAATCCATATCCTGGGATCACCCACTTCTCTTTCTGTGTGCGACAGTCAATAGGGGTCCACAGGTTTAAATAATCATATATCTTTTTGTTCTCTTCTTTAAGTTGTTGTAACTGAGAGTTTTGTTGTCTTACTATTTGTTCCAAGTTGTACACAGCGTGGTTTGCAGCATCCTCAAGGTTACTCTCTATGTTACTGGCGTTAAGCAAGTACAACAAGATCCCCATGAAGATGGTGCAAACGATCGCTGCTACAACAGATGTCCAAACGACAGCAGAAAGATAGTTTGGTTTAACAGGTTTAGGCTTGAATGCTGGTTGACTATTAATCGATTCCTGTGCATCTTGTCGCATCTTCCTGTAAATATCTCTTTCTCTACTCATTTAGTCGTCTTCTTTCTTGTCCCCAAACACATCCTTGGTGCCGTCTTGATAAGTAATAATAGTTTGGTTGGCTGGGTGGGGTTCGATGTGAACCTTCACAAAGTCACTCATACTATCAAAGATCGCAATACCTCCACGAGGTGGTGGGTAGAGCCAATGAACAACACATTGACCTGTTGCCATAACGACGCCTTCAATAACTACGCCGTCGCCGGAGACTCCTGTCTCGTCGTGCTGGCGGTAAACTGTGAAACTAGTAATCCCTCTTGGAGCCAACTTAGGTGGTGGCTTTGGAATTAGATCATCAGCAACCTCTTCAGTAATCTTCTGGTCTTCGCTCATCTTGGTATTCTCCATGGGCTAGCAAAACATTTCGCAACCACTTGGTGCTAACTGGTCTAAGCCAATATCCTGGGATTCTATTTGTGCGTTTCTTAGAGGCGTTCATCTTTTTGTCCCACTCAACTAATCGTTCGTGGATGTGATCTTCAAAAAAGTGAACGTCAAACAAGGTCCACTTACCTTGCTCGTCTTTTGTTTTTCCTTCAACAATACCAAATCGTAGAAGCCCGTGATGGTAGTTCATCACAAACGTTCCTACATCAATGGCATAGGATTCGCCTTCAAGTTTCATTGTTCTACCTTTCTTCTTCCGATTGCCGAACTTCGATAGGCTTAAACCACACTACGATATGGAGACGACCAGTATCGTAATAAGCCCCGTCATACTTCTCTCTAATGGTTTCTAACAAAGTGTTCCATTCTTCGCCATCTCGGAGACCGTAGACTGGATGTCTTACCTGACCAATAATGTCTTCCGGGTCCGCACTAAGATCATACACCTTATCTGTCGGAACGTTAACCTCATATAATTTTCTATTAATAAAAAAACTTTCTCGGTGATCAGGGTCTACATAGAAAAATACTCTTGGAGTCGTTGCCCTTTGATATTCTCTGGTCGAGTATGAGCCTCTTCTAAAGTTTGGATCTAGAACAAGTGTCTCATCTCTAGACTGAGCGTAGTGATACAAAGTCATGGTGCCCCCTTGGTCATAACGCTCCTTCTTTACTTTTTCTTCAGCAAGAAAACCCCTGAAGCCTTCGAGTAGTTTTTTCATAGGCGCTTCTTTAGTTCCCGAAGGCGAACTTTAAGCACTTGCCTGTGATGCCATCTGTGCTTTGGCGTGGTCCCTTGATCAAGTGAGTATTCAATTCTATCATTAATCTCACTGATTAAATCTTGATTGTCAAATCTTTGTTGCTCAGTTAGCTGAGGTAAGTCGTACTCATATTGATATGATTCATCCATGTCATATTGATCATCAAAGAATGGAATATAAAACTTTCTACCTGCTGACTGCCTCTCCTGCGAGAAAAAGTCCTCACGAGCCTGAACCTCATCATCAAATAAAGCAACGTCTCTACGCTGAATAGTTTTATCCCCTTCGATGTACTGAAAGACAAACTCATTATCGCCAGTCTTCTCGCCAAAGATAACTGATTCTTGTGCAAACTTTTGTCCTGCCTCCACGATGTCGTCACGAGTTATATTAGGGATCATAAAGGATCGTTCCTTATTACCAAATCTACCACGAATACGGATTGGTCCGTAACCACGCTCACGCATAAAAGCCATCAACTCTTTATTTAATGCTTTGTTTTCCTTGCGACTAAGCTGTTGAGCCATCGGATTCTCGGCAGTCATGAAGCCAACGGTATTAACGGACGCCACTTTGCCTTGAAGAATGTTTTTAATCCGGTTAAAACCAGATTCATTGATAAACTTTCTCCACTCATTCAATAGCTTTTTCATATGCTAATCTCCTGTTTTATTATAATAAGTATCAAACAGTTAGCACAATGGCATTTTCACTGACCAATTGATATTCATTACCCTCAACCTTCACGTCTTCAACAAGGTGGGATAAGATAATAACTTTGTCACCTTTTTTAAGTTTAGAGGAGCAGTCTGATGCACTACTAATAACCTCGACTAAACGATAAGGGTCTGGCTTTTTCAATTCATCAGGCAATAAAAACTTGCCCTTTTCTGGTTCGTCTTTTTCAATATCTTTAAAAAGTATTCTTTTGTTAAATGGTTTCATCGTAATTCCTTCCAGAAGTCTTGTAACATTTGAAACTCAAAGCGAGAAGTCTGGGTCCACTCTCTTTTGTTGCAGTGTTTGCAGTAGCACTCAATAGCAATCTGATCCCCAAACATGGCTCTAGTCTGCCCCGTAGGGACCCAGCTATGTTTTACTTTGTTTTGTTTTTCTTTTCTCTCGCAGAATCCCTCTTTCAAATTGTCGGGCATAATAAAATTCAAAGTAGCCATAACGACAACATCCTTTCATATTTATTAGTCTACATTATTTTTAATATAATGTCAAGTGATTTCGCACTCGCCGCCGGCACAAGCTGCTTCGCCTTTAAGGTCTGTGTTGTCTTCCTCTTCAACGATAGTGGACATATCAACACCCACAAGATTGCCCATCATTGCTTCATATGTTTCCTTTGAGCAATCCTCGAAAGGTGCTTGTTGGTATGTCCCGCCATCATAGGGAAGCACAGACAATCCGTTGTAGTGTTCTCGATTGTCCCACATCCACTCGCCAGCATCGGTCCACTCGTTTTGCCTGAGAGAGATAGTAGCTGAAACATTGTGAGCGTTTTGCCCGCTACGGTGACCAGCCTTAACCCACTCCCTTGTAATTTTCTTTACCCGTCGCAAAAGCTGGAAAGCTGATTCAGTTCGCAGAATAGCACCCTCCGGGGATCTTTGCGGAACAGAGATAACTGCGGTGTCGTGAGGTCTAAAATACTCATCCTCAACCAACTCTGGGTGATGAATCGATAGATGCCAATAGATAGGTTCGTTCTTGCCGACTCTGATCCGACGAATATAATAATCATTGTGCCAAGCATGGATACCGCTTGAGGTGCCTAGCGCCAGGCTGGTTGTTCCAGCCGGCTTAACACAGGTTGTTCGAGCGGCTTTATTAATACCGATCAGTTCTGCGACACGAGCATTCTCTTCCTTAACAACTTGCGCTGCTGCTCGCAAATCAATATCATCTTGAAGGACACGTCCCGAAGCAATGCCAGTCATAGACACACCGATCAAAGCATCTCGCTCTGTGGTTCGCTGCCAAACCGGGCGAAGGTAATGAAAGTCTGTATAACCCGCCTGGAGTGTGCCAATAAATGAGGCAGCACGAACTCTCTGCTCAAGATCATTCTGCCCCTTAATATTACTAACATTCACTTCGGTTAGGTTACAGAATTGAAACGGTCGTAGTGCAATCTCACAACACGGGTTGGTTCCCCAGTCCTTGTCATTGGACAAGTAGATACCGGGCTCGCCAGCGTTGGATGCCTCAACTCGTTTCCACAAGTCTAGAAAGAATTCTTTTGTTACCTTGTGCCGCAAAAGCACAGCAGAGTTGTTGGCTCGTCCACGCTGTGGGTTGGTCTCCCACCACTTACCTGATTTGCAAGAGATCATTTCTTTATCATCTGCGGAGAACAAAGAGATAAGAGCAGCACGACGAATGCCTCCTGCCAACACAGCATCGGCGACGTGGCACACCATGTCGTGAACTTCCAAGGCACTTAGTCGATCACCATCTTGCTTTTCAGATAGGATACCCTCAAGCTTGACCAAGCATTCCTTAAGAGGTTGGGGACCTGGGGCTTTACCACCAGAAGTTACAAGTCTTGCACCCTTAGCTCGGATGTCGCTATAGTCAAAGCGTAACTTAGATCCACCAAAGAAGTAACTACGAATAAGATACTTGACGGCATCCGCCCAACCTTCAATGCTATCACTTATTAAATATCTTCTTGTGCGCTTTGGATTAGGCTTTCGGATCTCAGGTAATTGATCAACGTGGTGCTGCTGAACAGAGTACCCCACACCTGTGCCACCAAGAAGCAAAAACATAATCTCACCGAACACACGCCAATCATCTACGGGAGCATAAGCACAATTGAAAATACGGTTGGGAGAGATCTCAATGGGCTTACCTGCGAACTGCATAGAGCGCATCGAGGGTAACACTTTCTTGCCCCGAACAAAATCATAATTGCTTTTGATCTCTTTTTTTAATTCTGGGTATTTGCGTAGGTGCATTTCCATATTGCGAGATACTAATTCATCCCAAGTCTCCCGGCGTTTCTTCTCGGGAAGATAACGGGCGTATTTCATATACACCGTGATATCCGATAGGATTTCTGTTGATAGATCAGTCTCGCTCATGATGCTTCTTTCTCCTTGTCTAGCTTTTCTTTTAATGCACGCAACTCGTTCTTCATATTATCTTTGAACTCTCTCTGCTTTTGATTACGGGTGTCACTACCGTTACCAGAAAACTTTTTATACTTGTTGGTCAACCATTTTTGTTGCTCTTCTTTTGTCTTGGCAACCACTGAATCAATGGTTCCACCCTCTTCGACAGGCAACACCTCTAAGTAAACCTTACTAGTGTCCATATTCATTGGATAGACCATGCCGTCCGGTCCATTGCGATTCTTAGCAACAAACATTCTACCAGTATTTTCTGTCTTATCTTGGGCTGTTCTGGAGATCGTGCAGATAAAGTCAGCAACAAAACATTTGTTGAAGGCTTCACTGATTGATTCCATAGTAATAACCTCCGCATTTAATCCACCTCTGTTGGTTTGCGATGCGGTCCAAACAGGGATGTCATACTTTTGTGCGATACCTCGTAGCTCCTCGTAGATGTCTCCGAGCGAGTGACGAAGTTCTTGTTTGTAACTAGTTCTTGCAGGACGAAGAAGGTCAGCATAATCGACAATAATCATGTCTGGTTCGACACCTTTTTGCCGCAGACGATCAAGATGGTTCTCCAAAGTCTTTGTAGTCGCAGACTTTGTTGGATATTCTTTGACGATCAAGCCGCCCTCAATATTTGTAATTTTTTCTTTGATTTGATCTTTGTATTCAAAGGTCATACTCAACGGCACCCCGGTGATCGCAGAATCATATCGCAAACCGATAGTGGTCTCAGCCAACTCCAAAGTATAATGAACAACTGTCTTACCCATCAAGACAGCCCTGGACCCGAGATGAACCAAAGCCATAGACTTGCCGGCACCGGTCGGTGCTACCACAACACCAAGTTCCCTCTTGCCAAGACCCCCACGAGTAATACTATCAATCTCTTGCCACCCGGTCATAACTGGACTTCTTGCCTTCGGCAAATACCTAGCCTCAAAGTCTTGGATGAAGTCGTGCCCATGATCATTATCAGTGCCCAGCTTCATCGCTTCGTTGATTACTTTTTGAATCTCTTCAAAGCTAGAACTCTGCAACAAGTCAACAGACGTAAGAATCGCAGCCTTAAGTTTTTGCTTCTTGCAAAAGTCTAATGCTTTCTCTTTGACATACTCACAATCATCACCACTTACATCACCACTTTTGATGCGTGAAAGGTAGTCAAACACTTGTCGCTTAACCAACTCAGGATAATCCTGCGACTCGTCTTTAATGACTGGTACCATAATCGCAAATGTAGGATGAGTTCCGTACTTTTCCTTATAGTCAAATACGGACTGGACAAACGCCTGTAGATATTTTTTATCGAAGTGTTTATATTCTAACACCTCATACATCTGGTTCGCAAACACACGATCATGTAATATGATCCGCCCCAGCTTTTCTTGGAAAGATTTTCCGAACTGAGAGAAAGTTTGTTGTTCTTTAGTCATTGTTACTCCGTGCCTTGCTTAGAAAGATACATCAACATTTCATTTAGGTTAAGCCCACCTAGACCATCTTTCATCAGCATAGCACGGAACTTAGTTTTATTAAGAGTGTTTCCAGTGTTTTCCATTGCCCAATGCAACTTACTAATTCCTTGTGTCGAAATACTGGGAATATATAATTGCATTAACTCATAGTTGTTCGCTATCATTTCTTGGTTGTCAGCGATGGATGAGTAAGCTTTGACTTTGCCCGAGTTTTCTTTACAGTAATCAATTACATCTGAGATGTTAAAAGACTTCTGCTCTTTCAAAAAGGGTAACCTTTTTGCCACGGTCGGTAATCCAACGCCAGCGACACCAGCGATGTTATCTGACGAATCACCAACGATAGCTCTAGCCAACCCGAAGTTATCGGGATGTATATTAAACTCGTCAATAATCCTAGCTTTGTTCATAATCTCTTTTGTAACTGGTCGAACAATAATAGTATCATCATCGCACAACTGATAGAAGTCTTTATCGTTAGACAGGATAACTTTTTGCCAGCCGTCAAAATACTTTGCTCTGACAGCCCAAGCAATTAAATCATCTGCCTCTACATTGTCAATAACAAGTTGGGTGACAGGTAAAAGCTCAAGATAGTCCAATAGGCGGACGTGTTGTTGTATTTTATTTTCTTTTTCCTCTTGAGGTGTTAAGTCATACTGCCTGTTGAGTCTTGGTGCTTTTCTACCAGCTTTATAATTTTTGTTAAGTGACCTTCTCTTAAGTGAGCCACTTGGTCCCTCCCAGCAGATAACTACCTTGTCGGGTCTAATCTCTCTGATGTTCTTTTGCAGGATCTTTAAGAAACCAGACAACCCGCCGATGGGGTTGCCGTTGGTATCTAAAGTTGGGTCCACAACATAGGACCTCGTGAAGTTGTTCATTCCATCGATTACTAGCACTCTTTTCATGAGTCACGACCATTCCTTATTTCTTCCCTATCCTACATTCATCTTCTAAGATGTCAAGAACTCTTTCCTTAAATGCAGGGTCTTTAAGAAGTTCTAAGAAGTCTTTGCTCTGGAACTTTTTATCATCCCCGTCAACATTGATAGTATACCAAGCGCCGCTGCGAATACACCCAGGCGTGCCAGCGATAGCACTAAGCCAGGAACCTTCATCATCAACGCCAACACGGTCGTTAGCAAGGTCAAATAATACATCAAACTCACAACTCCTTGGTGATGGTCCGAAGCGAGACTTCATCGTCTTGGCACTGGTGTGAAAACCAATGACCTGCTTCTTTTCGTTTAGGATCTGTCCGTTGGCTTTACCCTTGTGTTGGGTAAGCCAGATACGAGCAGAGGCGTGATAGGGCAAAGCTTTGCCACCTGGCTCCACTCGGTTGTCTCCAAACATCACACCGATGTTGGTCTTCAACTGGTTGGTGAAAACCATAGCGATCTGTTCTTTACCAAGCGTCTCGGTAACTTTCCGCATACCCTTAGCTAGTGCCTTGGCTGTCAGACCGATGCGACTGTTGGGATCGTAATCCCCTTCAACCTCAGCCTTGACTGGTGTGCCAGCAACGCTGTCCCACACAATACAAACCAGGCGGTCAGGCGCTTTTTCACGAACAAGTTTGATCAACCGCTCGATGCTCTCAAACACCTCTTCAATAGTTCCGGGCTGGATATACATAAAGTTATTCTCTGTATCCAAGCCGAGTTGCCCCATGAAGTCTGGAGATGCCGCATTCTCAGTGTCAATATAGATTGCCAAGCCGCCCATCTTTTGAGTGTTTGCCAGGATCTGTGTCACAAGCAAACTCTTACCACTAGCCGACTCGCCAGCAATCGTGGTAAGTTTACCAACAGGGATACCCCCGTCTCGTCGATTAGAAATAATATAATCAAGAAGGGTTGACCCAGTAGAGATCCAAGTCTTCACATCTGTGGGGTTATCCCCGTGCAAGTCATAAGCGATAGTTTCCTTCGCTGCTTTATTTAATTCTTTACGCAGATCATCTGCGAGAGTTTTAGTCATGATTACCTCTTTGTCCAAAATGGAGAGACACCTGTAGCCCCGTGCCTCCCTGCGGGCTGACGGGTCAACTACGCCAGAAGCTCGTCGAACGCCTGATCAATGTTGGTCACTGCGTTACTGTCCGTAGCGGTGGTGGTGGTCTCCGTAGTTTCCGAAGCATAACGAGTGCTTCCATCGGAGGTGTCCTCAACACCTGCATTAAGAGTCTCCTGAAGTAGCTGATGCGCTTGATCATAAGTGGTCTCTGGGAACAACTCTCCAAAGTTAGGAATAGTTTCCAAGAGCCCATTGATTGCATCATCGCTCTCTGCCAGGGCAGACGTCTTACGCATTGGACGGATCTCAGTGGTTGGGTACATTTGCCCAGCCTTCTTGCCGTAATCAACACGAATGTCAGTGCCGGTGTGTACATCAGTGATGTCGCCATACTCAGGGTCAATCACTAGGCGAAGCAGAGCTTCATAGGTGGTCTTTGAGAAACCCCAAATGCGAACACCCTTCTCTTCTTCACCTCGAACAACCACTGGCGCAAACACACGCATACGAGGGAAAAACTTGCGAGCCATTTCCTTTGACTCGTCAGTGCCCTCGTTCCAAAGCTGATTGCCAAACTCAGCGATGGGGTCCTTCTGACCAAACGATCGTGGACTGATGAAGGTGGTCTTACCCTCAGTGCCCAAACGATAGTGGTACATGTAGTCACGGAAGGGATCGCCATCCTCCGGGGCTACAATACGGATAACTTGAGTTCCCTCTTCTGGCTTCCAGAATCGGTCGTCGCTGCTACCGCCCTTGTTGGTTAGTGCCTGGTACTTGGCACGCATTTTATCTAGATCAATACCCATTGTATTCTCCTTTGCTGGTTAGTTGACCTTAAACATACTATACACCACTTCGACATGCTGTAAAGAACTTTTTCAATCTTTTTTTGTTTCCTAAGAAAAAGGAGGGGGTTACCCCCCTCCTTTTGGCTGTGCGAATTTTGATACCTTAGTTGATATCAATAATGACGGGCTGGACCTCAGCCTTCCGTGGGATAGTGACTGACAATAGCCCGTTGTGAAACTCAGCAGTACTAGCCGTTAGGTCTAGGTTGCTATCATAGTTCAC